CGTTAGGGCTGTCTACCGTGTCGAGGTTGCCTGTAAATGGGTTGAATTTGTATCCCATGGCTCAGCTCTTGGTGACGGACGTGAGGTTGTCGTTGACGTCGTACGCCAAAGTCAGCGTGGCCACCGTGGTGCCTCCAGAGCCGCCGTCCTTGTACACCACGCCAGTGAGGTTACTGCCAGTGTAGGTCATGCTGATGTAGTCGTGCGCTGGAATTTCCAGACCCTGAATAATTGGGACCGGATTCCCACTGTCATTCTTGACCTCTACCTCATTGCTGACAGTGACAGGTCCAGTGATCTGAACATCTGTTACTGGGTTCTGGACAAGGTTTTTCATGGCTTAGATTGTCCCGATTAGGCAGCTGACGGTAGGGGTGCCACCGCTGAGTGATACCAGCCTAAAGCGCACGTATTTGACAGGCGCCACCAAGAAGTAACCCGATGTTCCGTTCGAGGTAATTGTAAAATCAGCGCCGGCAGCATTCAAATTAAAGTAGCTCGTGCCATCCAGGCTTCCTTCAAAACGCACCACTACGTTGGTGCCAACACTCGCAACCGTAACCTGGAAAGTCATTGATTCGCCACGCACCTCTTGCGCCGCTGTAACGCCGGCAGAGGTCAGCGAGCCAAGGTCGGCGACATCAAACTCGCTGCTATACCCGAAAGGGGGTTGTGTCATGCGCCTCCTTGATCCTCATTCATGGTAGCAAGAGAAATCCCCACCAAGCACATGGATTGGTGGGGATTATTACGCCAAACAATCAGGCGTACTTCAGCACGGCAACAGCGTTGACGCTATAGACGTGGGTTGAGGTGTCCACAGTAGACACAGCCTTGATCCAACGCTTGGCTGCACCCTTAGGGAACACCAGAAACTGCTTGGAAGCAGTGGTGCTCACCTGGGCGAAGGCAACAGCGCCAGAAGCCTGCTCGACTCCACCACGGCTAAACACAGTGGTGATGTCGGTATAGCTGCCGGCCTCGGTGTCGGCAGACTGCAGTTTCACGTTCAGCGTCGAGGTGCCACCGTTGGCAACATCAAGAATCACGACGACATCGCCTTCGTAATTCTTCATGTCAACAGCAGTGCCATCAAGTGCGGCAGTCCGGCTTGCGGTCGGCGCAAATGCAACGTGAGACAGTTTTTCCAGACCAGTAGAAAGAATGGCCATGATTTACTCCTTGGAGGAACGGGGTTTGCGGGTACGCCGTATAGGCGCAGTTTCCACGACCTCCACAACTTCTTCAGGAGCGAGCCCCTCTTCAGTTTGGAGTGTGGTCTCCACTGGCTCAAGCACAGGCTCAAGCTCAGTGACAACTTCAGGCGTGATCTCAGCAGGTGCAACCTCCACTGTTGGCTCCTCCCTTGCCGCAATGGCTTTGTTGGAGCTGATCAGCAGAAAGGCATCATTTGCCTCAAGATCAAGGATGGAGCCCACCTCGGCGGGCTCCCCTTTGATCATTACGCCTCGCAGGATCTCAACCTTCATGATGATCAGGTGCCGTAGCAGAAGGCGCCGGGCTGCTTCACAGCCACATCCAGATCTTGGTGGGCGATCACACGCACCGTGCCAGCAGTGGCACCAGCATAGGGATCAACCATCAGATCCAGACCCGACCACATACCCATCACCATCTGGCTGAAGTCACCAAACAGTGCGTCGTTGGATTGCAGTTGGTTCGAGACGATCACCGGATAACCGTTGACCTCGTTGCCTTCCCACACGAAGACGGCTTCGTTGCCAGCCTTGCTGGTGGACTTCAGAGCGCCACGGGCAGTGGCATTCATGATGTACCGCAGCGAACCCACATCAGCGTTAGCAACGGCAACGTCGGTTTCCATTGCAATCAGCTGGACGAACGTACCAGCGTTGGTCAGGGTCTCAGTGCCGATGCCGGTGGTGTTGATCAGACCCAGGGGCTGGTTGGTGGAACCAGTGCCATACATGGCGGCACGGTCAATTTCCAGAGCGATCACACGAGCCAGGTCGTTGCGGATCATGCCCTCAACGTCGATGCTCGATTGGAGCAGCAGACGACGGCTGTAGTCCACAAAAGCGGCAACAGTCTTGGGGGTCATGTTGACCTGATCAATCGCTTGCTGCGATTCGGTCGGGGCAACGTTCTCACCCACCCAGTAAGCAGTGGCAGCGCTGGTCTGACGGGGGATCGAGATGTTCCCTTGCAGGCCGGTCAGCATCGTCACGCCAGCTTGGGCAAGTGCCAGGCGGTTGCGCAGCAGGTCGATGAAGCTGCCAGCAAGCAGTTCATCAGCAACCAAGTTGCCGCCAGCGGTGGGGATGTCCACCAGCAGGTCACGACGCAGCACCTCGTTCGGCACCACGATGCCGTTGGAGGACCGCTCGTACTTGGCAGCAGCAGCCTTACCAACCTCAATCTCAAACTCAGCAGAGCGACGGGCGCTTGCGTCACTGGGATTGGCGAGGTAGTTCAGAGCTTTGATGAAGCTGAAGCGCTTCACCTCTTTCTTGTCCAGACCCAGATCGTTCTGAGTCATGTCTTGAGAGCGAATAGGTTGTTCCATGGGGGCTTGGCCGAGTTTGTCGAGGACAGAAGCACGCGCTTCATCGAGGGTGCGACCACCATCGATCAATTCGCGGGCCAAATCTTGCAGCTGGTGCTTTTCGCCCAGTGCAGTGATGGCGGCGATACGGCTCCGCTCGGCCTCGACGGCCTTGGACCGGATCACCTCCACGTCAGGGGTGTTGTTCTCCATTTGAACCTCAGGTTCGGGTGATGCGGCGGAGGCCGCTTGACTGCGCACTTCCTCCTGAATGGATTCAGTGACTTCAGTTTCGATCTTAGTCTCCTCAGGTTGCATAGTTTGCTCTGGAATAAGTGAACGTCCTACGCCCACCGTAGGATCGGCAGGAATAGAAACAACGCTGATTTCATAAGGAGACCAGCTCGTGGCGACCATTGCGCCGTCACGCTCTTGCATTTCATCAATTGAATAGCCGAAGCTCACGCCACGCAAAATTCCATCGCGCACGTCATCAAGGATCTCTTGAGCAGCCTTGCTACGGCTAAAACGCACCTTGGCATAACCACGCTTTTTCTTGCCATCAACCCAGGCACGTTCAACCACGCCCAGTACGCGATCGGGGTCATGGTTAAACAGCAGCGGCGCACCATCGTTCAACCGCTCAAGAACTGCTGCATCCATTTCATGGCTCAGCACCTCCTTGCCGAAATATCGCTCAACTGGATACTCCGAGCTAAACGGGAACTCCATTACCCGTTCATCAATAGAACGAAACTGAGTGGCCTCAGTACGTTGATACTTGCCGGTGTAGTCCCGTTTGTCATCCATAGACCTCAATGCCTCAATTTTGGTCAGCGTACTGAATCGATGACCAACAAGGGTCTCCGTTTCTTGCCATTCATTATCGCTGTCGCGCCTATAGATACGGATCAATGCCGCTGGATCTTCAGCCGTTGCATTGATGCTGAAGCTGCTTTCGGGCACGCCCAGCACTCCTTCACGCATCACATGCTCGATACGGCCTTGCGCCCTACCGCCTGAACTGTTCCACGAGACAAAATCACCTTCCTTCAGTCCATCAGGCGCTGCACGCAGCTCACGTTCACCTGTTGCCTCCTCAAATTCAATGGGCTCATAGTCACGATCACTCAGCCATTTGCGGGCTTCGGCAGCCGTGAATTGACTCAGGCGGAAACGGATTGCCTGCAGTTCAGCGCCCTCTTCCCCTTCCTTGATGCCAAAGATGAAGTCCACACCCTCACCAGCTGCATTATTACGACGGCGAAAGCTGTCGTACTGACCAGGATCACGCAACCTGGCAGCGTGCTCATTCGGGTAGGGGCGCTCTTCTTGCATGGTGCGATCCATCTTTGAAACAAGGCTATCTGCCCAAGTTTTACCAGGGTCACCACCCCATGCTGCCCATGCCACCCTGCCAGGCGATGGATAACCCTCTTCATCAGGGCTGAAGCCTTGGCCCTGCTTGTCAACTTCATGACGAGCAAACCATGCACTCATCGTCACAATCGTCTCATCACTCAGCTCTTCACCACTGAGAATCTGCCCAGCACGTCGCGCAGCAACTTCAGTGCCACCCTTGCGACCCTCCTCTTTCCACTGCCGATAACGACGCGCTTCCTCACGCATCCCTTCAGTTGGCATTGCGCTCATGGCTGCTCCTCAACAACAGGTGGTGGTGCCACCGCACCAAGCAAATCCTTGTCCAAGGTCACGCCAGCAGCATCAGCGACACTTTGCTCGCGAGCAAGCTCAGCCACATTGTCATCAAAGTCACCACCACCCGATTGCGCAATGATCTGCGCTTTGGTCATGTAACCCGCCTGCTCAGCCTCACGGTACGCCTTGACCTCCTTGAGCGGATCAACCCAGCTCCATCCCCGAGTCAGCCATTTGGGATTGTCGTACCGATCAGGACGCAGCTCATAGTCTTGAAATGGCAGCTCACCAGCCAATACAGCAAGGTTCAACCACTCGCGGTAGATCCGCATATGGAAATTCTCAATCAGGTAGTTCTGCACCACCCGCCAATGCTCACGATCCTCCAGCAACGACAGCCGGCTGCTTGAATAATTCGTTTCCGAAAAATCCCGGCTCAGGGTCTCATAGGAACAACCAAAGCCCGATGCAAACCGTCGGACCTTGTTGCGGACAAACATGTCGAACTGCTGGTCCGGTGAGTCGATATTCGGCACCGTGACGTTCTCACCCGGCGCCAGATACTTGAACGTCCCCGGCTCGAACTCACTGATCCGCTGGTTGTTCTCGATGTCGTCTGGCGTTAGCTCGCCTTCATTATTTGTAATGAATCCCATCAGGCTGGCGCCTGCACGCGCCCGAATCACCGCTGCCTCTTCATATCCCTGCAATTGATGTGCATCTGACATCACCGCATGGAACCAAGGGACACCACGATTTTGTCCTGGCCTCTCGGGTAGGAAAAGATGAATGACGTCCTCAGCAGGCAGGAATACATGCTTTTCGTTCCGCTGCTTGCTGTTCTGGAACCAGTAATCACCTGGGTGCCGCGTCAACATCGCGTACCGCACTGGGCGGCCCCATTCGTTCACCTCGACGCCATTACGCCACTCATTACCCGCTGCAAGCGTCCCGCCCTGATACTCCTCATCAAGCATGTCGGATTCAAGGATCTGCAACGCCAGTGGCACATTTGATCCACCAAATGAGCGCCGCACAATCCGAAATAGCGCTTCACCACTCTCGGGCAAGGCACCAGTGGCGAGCCATTCCAAATCGTGGAAGCTATACCGCCCAGCCACGTCGCAATGCTCCTTCCGGCACCACGTCTTCCATTTGCCCTCGATCAACTTGTTGATCCGCTCGTCGCGACGGTTACCACGCAGCAACATCACCTGCGCCTGCAGCGCTACACCAGTGCCTACAACGTTGATCTGGGTTGTACGCTTCGCCTGCTTTGCATACGGATTGTTCCGCACCATCTCACGGGAACGATCCCGCAACTTCCGCAGACTGGTGCGAATCTCAGCATCGGCGCTGGTTTGCGTTGCCAACCAGTCAGCAGTCAGCCGGCTAATAATTGCGCCTTGATACGTCCGCTTTAGTTTGCGTGGCGCCGCCTGCGCCAGTGGCGCCGCTTTGGGCTTACCAAAGCCAAGAGCATGACTGATGCGTTCGCGGAAGCCCATGATCAAGCGTTGAATCGAACGAACATATTCCGTGGATTGCCTAAACCATTGGCAATCATCTCAGCTTGCTTCTCACGAGCTACATCAGCCTTCAACTTACCTTCAAGTTGCAGCAGTTCAGCCAAGTCATATCGCTTGATACTGCGATTACCAATCCGATACTCCTTGGTGCTACCACCAGTAAGCAGCGTTCTGATTGCGCCTTGTACGGCCTCCAGGTCCTTTTCAGCTTGGCTGCGACCGTCGTAAGCCGTGGCCGTACCCGTATAGGCAAGGCTTGGCTCCAGGGTCAGCGAGCCACTTCCCAGCGTTGTATTGCTGGAGTCACTGATCTTGGTGGCAACTGCCTGCCAGTAATAAGTGGTTGGTGCAGCAACCGTTTCGTTCACCACCCAGGTGAATCGCCACTCACTGCCCTGCGCTGTCGCGGTCAAAGTTTCCGCTGCTGCACTGGCATTCGCACGCAGGTAATACACCAACGTGTGGTTTGTGGCATCAATTGCCTGCCCGAAAACATCCACCGTTGGCTCATCGAGCCAAATCACGGTGTCGCCGTTCCGTGCTGATTGCGGAATCTTCATGTCCTGCAGTCTAAACCCGCTTACCACTGACTAACAAAACTCTTTCTGCGCTGTGGTGCCACTTTCTTGCGGTCTTCCGCTGGCGTCTGTCCACTCTCCAACTTCCGCTCCATCTGGTCCCACAACGTTCGCTTGTCATACACCATGTACAGCCGATGCAGTGCTGCGTAGCCATACACCAACTCGTCCACCGCTTCATTAGCTGCATTTGGACGCTTTACCCAATGCCGTTCAGGGAAGCCGTTCTTGAATCGCATTACCTGCTTCTCAGCAGTCAGCTCCTCGAAGTAATCACTTGGTGTCGTCGGGAAGAAATGCAAATACCCAGCGCCAGGGTCGTTATGCCTCAACCTTGCGAACAACAGTGACTTCACCGTGT